GATCTTACCGAGGCAGCGACCCAAACTTTAGATGCCTTTGAAAAACTAAGAGACACAATAACAATAGATATAGGCAACGGAATTAAAGGATTAATAAGAGGTACTGAATCTTTCGGTGATGTTTTAAGAAACGTTACAAATAAATTAAATGATGCAGCGTTAAATATGGCAATATTTGGAAACATAAGCGGTGGATCTGTAACAGGAGGTTTGTTAAAACTTATTGGTTTTGCAAATGGAGGCAGACCTCCAGTAGGTAGACCTTCAATAGTAGGTGAACGTGGGCCAGAGTTATTTGTACCTGATAGAGCAGGAACTATCATTCCTAATAATGCAATGGGCGGTTCTACAAATATAGTTGTAAACGTAGATGCTTCTGGTTCGTCTGTTGAAGGTGATGAGCAACAAGGCCAAGCACTTGGACAACTTATTGCTTCTGTGGTACAAACTACAATAGTACAAGAACAAAGATCTGGAGGATTATTAAGTAAATAATGCCAACTTTCCCTTCAATACAACCAACATATTCTGGTTTTAGAAAAACCAGTCAACCAAAAGTTAAAGTTACGAAACTTGGTGATGGTTATGAGTTCAGGGCTTTATATGGGTTACCTTTGACACAAGATCCAAAAGTATATAATCTTACTTTTAATGTCTCTGAAGAGCAGTCAGATATCATAGAAGCTTTTTTAAGAAGCAGGGTAAATGATCAGGCAAGTTTTACTTTTACACCACCAGGGGAAGGGTTTACAAAAACAGGTACTTATAGTCAATTAACTACAACAGCAACAATAACTGTCCCTAATCATGGAATTGCAATAGGAGATGTTATAAATATTGATTACACATCTACTACTAATCCAGCGGGAACTCCACAAGACGGATCTTTTGTTGTTAAATCTGTTGTTAATGATAATGTGTTTTCAGTTTTTACAACTAATAATGCAACTGACTCTGGTACTGTTTCAATTACGCTTTCTGGTGCGGGACAATATGTCTGTGATTCTTGGACGAAACAAATTCCCTACTTAAACAGAGCAATTATAAATTGTACTTTTAGAGAAGTATTTGAGCCATAAAATGGGAAACCCTGTATCAGAACTACAACAGCTTACTAATAAATCAATTATTGAGTTATTTTCTGTTGAATTACAACCTGACTTACATTATACAAAAGATGCAAAAACAGCACAATATACACAAATTGGTACAGACATAACGATAAATTTAACTGCTCATCCTTTTGATGTTGGATTAATTTTAAGTCTTAATTTTGTTACAGGTGGTGCTGTTGATGGAATATATACTATAAAAACAGTTGCGACTGATAGTTTTACTGTTAAAGCCTTAACTTCTGCTTCAATAACAGGCACTCATGATGTAACTTTTAATGTAAATACAAATCTCTTAAATCCTACTGTTTATCTTTTTCACTCTGGTGTCAATATGAGCAATCAAAATATAGTTTGGCAGTCTAATACTTACACTAAATTTCCATGCAAAGCTGAAGGTTTTAAATATTCTGGTAAAGGTACACTTCCAAGACCTACTATTTCTTTCTCAAATATTCTGGGTAGTATTACAGATATTATAGAACTTGCTAATAAAACCACACCTTTTTCTGATTTACAAAATGCAAAAGTAACGAGAAGACGTACTTTATCTAGATTTCTTGATGAAGAAAATTTCCCTTCAAATATAAATCCGTACAAAGTAGATAATGTTGATCCAACTGCTGAGTTTCCTAGAGAAATTTACTTTATTGACAAAAAAACAGTAGAGAATAAGGATATTGTACAATTTGAAATGGTAAGTAGTTTTGATCTTCCAAATATTAATGCACCTAAAAAATTAGTTACGCATGATGACTTTTCTGGTGTAGGGAGGTTTGTTAATTTTTAATTATGTCTTGGCAAAATGATTTCATAAAATATGCAGAAAATTATGCTCCTAATGAGGCTTGTGGTTTATTTGCCATAATAGAAGGCAAAGAAAAATTTTGGCCTTGTAAAAATTTAGCAGAAGGTAAACATCAATTTTTTATAATTGACCCAGATGATTGGGCAAGTTGTGAAGATGCTGGTGAAATATTAGGTGTTGTTCATAGCCATCCTGTAGGTGCCTCAACTCCTTCCGATGCAGATAAAGCTTCTTGTGAACATCTTGGATTTCCATATTATATTTATAGTGTTAAACATAAAAGCTGGAATAAGTTAGAACCGTCAGGATGGAAAACACCATCTCTTATAGGACGTAAATGGATTTGGGGAAAACATGATTGTTGGAGTGTTATCAGTGATTGGTATTATGAAACAAAAAATATAAAACTAATAGAATGGAAAAGACCAAAAACAATTAAAGAGCATGCACAAAAACCTGAGTTTGAAAAAGCTTTACCATTAGGAGGTTTCAAGAAATATAAAGCCACTAGTAAACTTGAAACTGGAGATGTTTTATTATTTGAAGGTAGAAAAAATACATTAAATCATGTTGCTTTATATCTTGGAGACATGATGATTTTACATCACAGCATTAATAAGTTAAGTTGTAGAGAAGTTTTTAATTTAAGTTATCAGAAACAACTAAGAGGTATTTATAGATATGAATCTTAGAAAAATTAAAGTTTATGGAAAATTAAGGCAGTTTTTAGGTAAATCAACATTAGAAGCTGCTGTTAATACACCACAACAGGCATATAATTTTTTAAAAGCAAATTTTGATGGTGCGGAAAAACATATGAATAATCAATTATATAAGGTAAAAATAGGAGGGCAAACTATAACACAAGATTTGTTAGATTTTACAGGACAAGGAGATATACAAATAATTCCTTTAGCTGTTGGTTCTGATTTTTTAGAAGATCTTTATAATTTTGCAAAAGAAAACTTTTTTAAAATCACTGGAGCGATACTTTTTGGCCCTGCTGGTTTTGCTATTGGTGGTGCAGTTGATAGTGCAATAAATCAACCTGATATGAATAATTTATCAAATGTTTCTCAAATAGATCCAGCAATTAGAGCTTCATATTCTTTTGGTGGTATTCAAAATGTTTCTAATGCTGGTGTTCCTATACCTATTTTATATGGGCTTGTTTATTCTGGATCTGTAATAATAAGTGCAGGCTCCGATTCTGCCCAAATTTTAAAAGAAGCTTAAATGCCAAAACTTGTTGACGATCAATTATTTGGTAAAACACCCAAAGTTTTTGATGCAGATTTAAAAAAAGACGCATTAAGGAGTAAACAGTTTGCAACTGTTGTTGATTTATTAGGGTATGGAGAAATTGAAGGAATTTTAGATGAAGGTGGAGATGGTACTGATACGTTTCGTAAAAATGTTTTTTTAGATAAAACTCCTTTATTAAACGCTGTTGGGATAGAAAATTTTCAAGATGTCACTGTTGAACAAAGAACTGGATTATCAGAGCAGTTACCTGTACAGATGGTTAATGCAACTGAAATAAATTTACCTGGACAATTCCCAAAAGAAATTAAAAATAGTGCTTCTGTAACAGAAACAATAACAAATACTTCTATAGATAAAATAAGAGTGACTGTGCAAATTCCTCAACTGCAAAAATTTAACGATGATGGTGGCGTAAGTAAAACCAGTGTTAAGATAACAATAAGAATTACACAACAAGACGGAACTATAACAACACCAGTTAATTCTGATGTGATTGATGGAAAAGTTAGTAATAATTTTTTAAAAGATTATGAAATTCAATTTCCTCAAGTCATAACAACAAACGAAGATGGGACTAAAAGCACAAATGTAAATTTAAGCTTCCCAATATCTGTTACCGTCATAAGAGAAACTGTTGATAATTTAGATGATGATACATTACGAAATAAAACCTTTTTAGCTGGTATCACACAAATAATTAGCGAAACAAATAACTATAATAATTTTGCTTATGTAGCTACAAGGTTCAATGCAGAAACCTTTAGAAGCTATCCAAGGCGTATGTTTAGGGTCAAGGGAACCAAGATTCGTATCCCTGCTCCTTACACCGCTGATGGAGTAACACTTACCCCACAGGTTGATACTAATAATGGAAGAATAATTTACCCAGACGGTTATATTTTCCAAGGTGTTTTAACAACAACTAAAGTTTGGTCTAGTGACCCAGCTTTTGTACTTTTTGATTTACTTACAACAGACAAAGGATTTGGTGGGCCAGATGGAATAATTAAGGAAGAAAATTTGGATTTGTTTTCTTTCTTTGAAGCTTCGAAATATTCAAGTGCCTTAATTACTGATCCGATAACACAGACAACAGAACCACGTTTTTCTACAAATATAATTTTAAATCAAAGAAGAGATGCGTATTCTTTAATAAATGATCTATGTAGTGTAATGAGAGCAATGGCATTTTATAGCAATGGTAGCTTATCTATTGTTCAAGACAGACCAACAAACACAACGACAAATACTTCAGATCCTCAATATATATTTAATAATTCAAATATTAGTGAACAGGGTTTTACTTATTCAACTGTTGGAGAAAAAACAAAATTCACTGAAGTTGAAGTTTCATATTTTAATAATGAAACACAAGATATAGATTTTGAATATGTCAGTGCTGATCAAATAGATGCGTTATCTGGATATACGTCAAAATTTGGAAATATTAGAAAAACACTTAGAACATTTGCTTGCACTTCAAGAGGCCAGGCAAACCGTTTTGGAAGATGGTTTTTATATACAAATTTAAAAGAAACTCAAGTTTGTAGTTTTACTGCAACATTAGAGGCTGGGGTATATATTAGACCAGCTACAGTTATAGGTATAGCTGATAGTTTAAAATCTGGTATTAGGAGAGGAGGTCGAATAAATTCAGTTAATAGTAGTCAAGGTGATGGGAATATAGATCAGATAATTGTTGATGATGCAAACAATACAGACTTAGCTGATAGTAATAATGCAAAACTTTCTGTTGTACTTTCCAACATAAAGGAAATTGATGCTAATACAAAACAAAATACAATGATTGAAACTAGAGATATCAGTAGTATTTCAGGAAGAACAATCACTGTTACATCACCTTTCACATCAACACCAGAATTAAAACCACAGGCAAACAGTGTATGGGCTATTGAAAATACAGATGTTGAGTTTCAAACATATAGAGTTGTCAGTGTTGAAGAAGAAAATCATTGTGAATATAAAATAACTGCAATAATTCACGACACAAATAAATACGCACAAGTTGAAGCTACTAACGTGCCTGCAAATCCAAGAAATATTAGAACTCTTATTGATGAAAAACCAAGTCCAAGTCTTTTAGAAGCGGAAGAAAGAATAATCGTATTAAATGATAGGGCCGTATCAGTAGTTTCTGTTACATGGCAACCAGTTAAAGGAGTTAAAAATTATTATGTAGAATTTGAAGGGCCTAATGATAACCCACAAACATTAATAGTAGCAGACACAAATTTTGAATTAAAAGAATCAGAACTAGGTCAATATACATTTAGGGTTAAATCTATCAATGCTTTAGGTGTTATGAGTACAACAACTTCTTCTGTTGATATTAAAACCTTTGGAAAAACAGCATTACCAGGTAATGTACAAAATTTAGAAATAGAAACAATATCTGATAAATTAGTTAGATTGCGTTTTGATCAGTCAACAGATGTAGACGTGGTTCATGGAGGCACAGTTGTTATAAGAGCTAGTAATATTACAGATGGCACAGGAAGTTTTAGTAATTCTACAACTATAAGAGAAGTTAGTGGTAACAGTACCGAGGCTGAAGTGCCAAATATAATTTCTGGTGAATATGTTTTAAAGTTCAAAGATGACGGTAATAGATTAAGTGCTGGAGAAACTTCTGTAATTTATAATAGTCCAGATGTTTTTCCTAAATTAGTTGTTTTTAATAATAGAGAAGATACACAAAGCACACCTTTTTCTGGAACTAAAACAAATTGTTCTTTTAACTCTACAAAAAATGGTTTAGTTCTAAATGGTTCTACAGGTGAATATTTTTTTAATACACCATTAGATCTTGGAAGTGTAAATTCTGTAAATTTAAAAAGACATCTTATTACTGAAGGTTTTTATTCAAGCACTAATTTTGACAGTAGAACAGCTTTAATTGATACGTGGACAAGTTTTGATCAGATAACAGCAGTAGATGTTGATGCAACATTATTAGTTGCAACAAGTGATGGAGATCCAACTCAAACAGATAATGCAACATATTCCAATGGAGCTACAGGAGATAGCCTCACAGGTATAACTATACGTAGAAATAATCATGGGTTAAAACTAGGAGATATGATATATATTAATTTTACAAGTGGTACTTTACAAAACAATACATCTTTAGGTGGTTCAGATAGACAATATCAAGTTATAAAACTTGATGATGACAAGTTTTATGTAACTATTTTCAATCAGCTTAATGTTAATGGTGATTGCACAATAAGTAAGGCATTTACAAGATTTAATACTTTTGTAAATGGTTCTTTTGTTGCAAGAGGTTTTAAATTTAAAATTAAAATGGAATCAAAAGACCCTGCACAATCAATAGTAATAAAGCAATTAGGGTATTTAGCGGATATGGAATCTAGAACAGAAACAAGTTTAGGTAATGCAGGAGCCGAAGATGGTGAAAGTTTTATTGTATCTGGAAATACAACAAAATCTGTTTTATTCACTAATAGTTTTTTTACAGGACAGGCTAATACAAATGTTGCTGCTTTTTCTGTTCTACCCTCAATTGGAATTACAATAGAAAATGCACAATCAGGTGACCACTTTTCGCTTTCTTCTATATCTGGTAGTGGTTTTTCTATAGATATAAAAAATGGAACAAATAATGTGTCTAGAAATTTTAAATATACTGCAACAGGTTTTGGGCGCGTAAGTTAGATATAATGTAATATATATGCAATATTAAAAAATAAAAATGGCTCAAGATCCGATAGTAGACGGAAAAGGTAATTATGTAATTGATGATGGAACAGGCGCACAAGTTAGGACACGAATAAATACTACATTACAAGCAATTGCTACAAATAATTCTGGATCTGAAGCTCCTCCTGCAAATAATCATCAATGGTTTGCTAATACGAATACAAATAAATTGTGTTATAAAGATGCTAGCACTGGGAATAATGCGACAACAAATTATTTTAATTTAGCCAATCTTGATGGTGGTCTTTCTGTAGATCAGACTAGTACATTTAACGGTGATGTAATTTTTCAAGGGACAAACGGCACGACAAATATTACTTTTGACGCTAGTATTGTCAATGGTAGTGGTGGCTTGAAATTCAAAGATTTTGCAACAATTAGATTAGGAACTGATGATGATTTTATTATTTCTCATTTTCAAGGTTTTAATATTCTTACATCTACTACAGATAAACCAACGGCAATGGTAACAAGAACATTTGGATCTGGTCAGGCTTGTTATACATTACAAACACAAGACAGTTCTGGTACGGATCTTGCGTATGAAGCTTTTGTAAATGGTCGTCAAGAATTATATTTTAACGGATCATCAAAATTTCAAACTAGTGCGGATGGAATAGAAGTCATAGGTAGTATTTTGCCAACTACCGATAATGATAAGCCACTTGGATCTTCGTCAAAAAGATTTTCAACATTACATTCTGGAGCGTTAAATACAGGTGATATTAATATGAGTAACCTAAACGATAATGGAAACGAAATTGATGGTAGTAAAGGTAGTTGGTCAATACAGGAAGGATCAGATGACCTATTCCTCATAAACAGAGTTAGTGGTAAAAAATATAAATTTAATCTTACAGAAATTACATAAGCTATTCTGTATATAACAAGTCAGTAACTATGGCACAACCTGGAACTTACAACTTTACCCTACAAAGAAGGGCAGATCATTCCTTTGGTCTTAATCTTAAAGACAGTAATAATGCAAATGAAAATCTAACTGGAAAAACAATTTTATCTCAGATATGGGATGAAGCGAGAACTACTAAATTTGCAGATGCAACTATTACAGTTGTAGATGCCAGTACAGGTGATATAAGTTGGAAAGTTACTGATGTACAGACAGCAGCCATGACAGATAACATTTACAAATATGATATTTTAAAGATTGAACCAAATGGTGATAGAGAATATTTTTTAGAGGGTACAATATATATGTCTGAAGGATACACAGCACAATGACAAACGTAAGTATTACAAAGGATGAGTACCAAGTCACCGTAACTGAAGGTGTAACTCAGACCGTAACTGTAAAAGCCCCAGGGCCACAGGGTCCTGCCCTGCCTGATGGAGATAAGGGCGATATTACCGTCAGCAATAATGGTACGTCCATTAGTATTAATTCAGATGTTGTCACCTACGACAAGATACAGGATTTAACTACAGCTAACAGAGTTTTGGGTGGTTCTGCTGCTGGTACTTTAGGAGAAGTGCAGATAACAGATGCGATGGTTGCCTCTGCTGCTGACATAAGTGGTTCTAAATTATTAGATGATTCCGTTCCACTGACTAAGCTTGGAAGTGGAGCTTTACCTACTGATATAACGATAGCGACTGAAAATATACCTGATTTTACTATTGTTAATGCGGATGTAAGTGCCAGTGCTGCTATTGCAGGTTCAAAGATCACTCCTGATTTTGGTAGTCAATCCATAATCTCTACAGGAAATATCAGTGGTGCTGTTGTTACTGGTACTAGTTTCAGTGGTGATGGTGCAAGTATAACTAATATTAATGCTGCGAATATAGCATCAGGTCAAATTGATTCAGCAAGAGTACCAACACTGAATCAGAACACTACTGGATCGGCTGCGAAGCTTACCACTGCAAGAACTATTGCAGGTGTATCTTTTGATGGCAGTGCAAATATTAGTTTATCTGTCAGTGATCTTACCAATGATACAGGTTTTGTCACTGCTACTATTATTGATTCTTTAGATGCAGGTAATTTAACAAGTGGCACTATACCTGATGCACGTTTTCCCACTGCCCTACCTGCTATAGATGGAAGTAATATTACGACTATAAATGCGTCCAATATATCCAGTGGAACGATTGATGCAGCAAGAGTTCCTACGTTAAATCAGAATACGACAGGAAGTGCTGCAACCTTGACGACTGCCAGAAGTATTGGTGGTACGTCTTTTGATGGTAGTGCCGATATAGATATTTCATATACAAATCTGATTGATAAGTTGGCTGTGGGTGATGGAGGATTAACACAGAATAATTTTACGAATACGCTGAAAACTAAATTAGATGGTATTGAGAGTGGAGCCACTGGTGATCAAACTGCTGCTGAAATTAGATCTCTCGTAGGAAGTGCAACTGATAGCAATGTTTTTACTGACACAGACCATACAAAACTTGACGGTATTGAGACAGGTGCGACAGCAGACCAGACAGCGAGTGAAATCGTTTCATTAATAGCAAGTCAAACTATAGCTCCCTCTGCTTTATCAGATGGAGTAACAGCTACGACCCAATCAGCAGGTGATAACTCTACAAAGGTAGCGACAACAGCTTACACAGATACAGCCATATCAAACCTTGTTGATTCAGCACCTAGTACTTTGGATACATTAAAAGAACTAAGTGATGCACTTGGTTCGGATGCTAACTTCTCGACAACAGTAACAAACTCAATCGCAACAAAGATGCCTTTGGCTGGTGGTGAGTTTACGGGCAATATTACTTTTTCTGGTACTCAGACAGTAGATGGCAGAGACTTATCTGTTGATGGTACGAAACTAGACGGAATAGAGAGCAATGCCACCGCAGACCAGACAGCCAGTGAGATAAAGACATTGCTTCAGTCTGACAAATTAACTGTTAATGAGATAGCTGATGGTCAAATTAATTCAGCAAAAATTGTTGATGGATCTATCGTAACTGCTGATATAGCTGATGATGCAATTACTACAGCTAAAATAGCTGCTAATGCTGTTACCGCATCTAGGATTGTTGATGGCACAATACAAGAAGCTAAAATTGATAATGGTGCTATTACAGTTCACAAAATTGCAACTAACGCAGTTAACTCATTTAAAATAGCGGATGGTGCAGTTACTTCAGCCAAAATACTTGATGGAACTATTGTAAATGCAGATATAAACGCAAGTGCAGCTATAGCTGTAAGTAAATTATCAGGAGTAATGCCTTTAGCTGGAGGAACATTTTCAGGTGATGTTTCTTTTGGCGATAACAATATTACTAACGTAGGTACAATAGCTCTTGATTCTATTAAAGGAGATGCTGATGATAATACCAACATAACTTTTGCCACAAATGATGTTATTACGTTTAAATGCGGAAGTACGAGTCCAGCCTTAACAGTAAATACAACTCAAGTAAAAGTTGAAGATAATCAAAGGTTTGTTGCTGGTACAGGTAATGACCTACAAATTTATCATGATGGGTCAAATTCTTTTATTGATAATAGTACGGGTGACTTTTTCATTAGGAATAATTCTAATGCGATAAAAATACGACCTAAAAATGATGAAGAATCAATAGTTGCACATGAAAACGGAGCAGTAATATTAAATTTTGATAATTCAACGAAGCTAGAGACAACTTCAACTGGAGCTAAGGTTACTGGTAATCTTGGTATTAATACTGATTCAGTATCTATTGGTGGAATGAGCCAGTATTTAACTGTATCAGCAAAACATATAACTAATGGTGGTGCTGCTGTTGAAATAGTGGGTAATAGAACAGGTGGCGATCAAACATTAGGTGTAATTAATTTTGTTAATAATACTTCTAATGTTGCAGAAATTAGAGCAAAATATCAAGGTTCTACTACTCTCGGTTCTTTACAATTTTCAACTTCTGGCACAGCACGAATGACTATAGATTCGTCTGGCAACCTAAACATCCCAAACGATACAGGCAAGCTACAGTTGGGAGCATCGCAAGATCTACAAATTTATCATAATGGAACGGACACATATATAAATAATAGAACAGGTAATTTATATCTTGCACCTACGTCAGGAGTAGAAAATGGTATAACAGTAGTTCCTAATGGAGAAGTGAGACTTTACTACGACAACTCAAAGAAGCTGGAAACAACTTCAACGGGGGCAGTAATTACAGGAAAATTAGCTTTTAATAATACTGGTACAAATTTACATTTTGCTGATGATCAAAAAGCAGCTTTTGGAACAGGTCAAGACCTACAAATTTTTCATTCAAGTGATGTAAATGAAATAATATCTTTAAATGGTTCAGTATTTATTAAGGGTGATGCAACTAATTTAATTGGTATTCAACCTAGAAATGGAGAAAATTCTGCTTTATTTTTTCCAGATGGAGCAGCAGAACTCTACTTTGATAATTCAAAGAAGCTGGAAACAACTTCAACTGGTATAACTGCAAGCGGTACACAGCATTTATTTACATCTGGAACTTCTGGCGATTGCAAACTAATTATTGAGGCGGATTCTGATAATAATAATGAGGCAGATAATTCTTTACTTGTTTTCAGACAAGATGGAGGATTAGATCTAAGTGCTATCGGGCATAATTTTTCGGGTGGCACTGCTACTGCTAATAATGAATTATTTATTGCAAATAGCGTAAGCAATGGAGCAATAGCTTTTTATACTGGTGGAACTAATGGATATACAAATGCTGTAGAACGCTTACAAATTACTTCAGATGGAAACGTACAAATCCCAAACGATACAGGTAAGCTACAACTCGGTGTATCGCAAGATTTACAAATTGTTCATAATGGGAGCGGATCTTCTATAGACAATGCAACTGGACAATTATCTATAGCTTGTGATGACGCAATAAATCTTCAATCAAAAACTAATTCTGAATATTACTTTAGAGGGTTTTTAAATAATAGATCAGAACTCTACTTTGACATGTCGAAGAAACTGGAGACAACCTCAACGGGAGTTAAGGTAAAAAATACACTTCGTATAGAAGAAGAAAGTGGTTCTGAATATTATGAATTGGTTACTAATAGTTTTGGTGGACTAGATATTAAAAATGAAACAACTAAAATTGCAGAATTTACAGATGCAAGCACTTTTAATTTATTAGATAATACAAAGCTTACTTTAGGTACAAATTCAGACTTAGAAATTTTTCATGATGGAAATAACAGTAGGATTCAAGATTCTGGTACAGGTAATTTAATTTTGCAGGGTAGTCGTATTGTTTTAAATAATGCTGACAGTAGTGAAAACATGATTACTGCTGATGAAGACGGAGGAGTAGAACTCTACTTTGATAATGCAATTAAATTGCAAACTAGAGCTAATGATGTATGGATTAGAGATGATCTTATTATTGCTGATTCTGACAAAATAAAGCTTGGAGATGGTGCGGATCTACAAATTTATCATAATGGGTCAAATAGTTTTATAGATAATTCTACTGGAGTTACTTTTATTCGAGGAGGCAATGTTAAGTTTAAAAAGCTATCTGATAATGAAGATATGCTTGTTTTGAATCCAAACGCAGCAACAGAACTCTACTTTGATAATTCAAAGAAGCTAGAGACAACCTCGACGGGAGCTAAGGTTTCTGGAAGGTTGCTTATAGGAACTACAACTGAAGGTCGTTTCAATGGAGATGATTTAACAATAGGAACGTCTGGTAGTACTGGAATGACCATAAGATCTGGAACAAGTAATAATGGTTCTGTATTCTTTTCCGATGGTACGTCTAGTTCTTCTGATATGGCTGGTTATATTCAATATGCACATGCTTCAGATAGTTTAGTTTTTGGTGCTAATGCATCTACAAGAATGACCATAGATTCGTCTGGAAGGTTACTTTTAGGAACTACAACAGAGGGTAGTGGTAATGCGGATAATTTAACAATAGGAACGTCTGGGAATACTGGAATGACCATAAGATCTGGAACGACTGATTTTGGAAGAATATTTTTTTCTGACGCTACAAGTGGGAATGGTGAGTTTGCTGGTTTTATAGTTTATGATCATGGTAATAATAAATTAATTTTTGGGTCGAATGAATCCACACGATTGATAATAGATTCTTCTGGAAACATAGGTGCACCATCTGGTTCGAATATATATAACGCATCTGATTCTAGACTTAAAAAAAATGTAGTTGACATTGATAAGGGTTTATCTGCTGTTAAATCTTTAAGGCCAGTTTCGTTTAATTGGATAGATGGATTTTGTGAGGAAGAAAAAGATACTCTTTATGGTTTTATTGCTCAAGAAGTTCAGTCTGTTGATAATAATTTAATACAAGATTTTGCAACAGAATTAACAATAAATGAAAATAAAATTGAAAATGTTTTAAGAGTAAATGAAAAATTTATAATTCCCATGCTTGTAAAGGCAATACAGGAATTATCAGCTAAGGTTGAAGCACTTGAAGCTGCTTAGTATAATACGTTTACATATACATTTCTTATGACTCCACAGGAACTTTACGAACAGACCAAAACTGAGATCGAATCTGACACACAGAAAAGTCAGCAATTACAACAGGAAATTAATAATATTAACTTAAAAATATTTGCGAACCAACAACTTTTAAAGAAGTTTGAATCTATAGACGGTGTTGATGTTGGTGAAACAGCGTAAAATAAGAACATAATTACTTTTTTATTATGGCAATTACAAAAACATGGGAAGTAAACACCTGTAATCGTGATGTTGCAGATGGTTTTATCAAAGAAATTATCTATCGTATAAAAACACAGGAAGATGGTGTTGAGATAGATGGTACAAGACATACAGGCAGTGTCACCTTTACAAAGCCAGAATCCTTACCCTCTGATTTTATTAACTTTGATACTTCTGCAAAAACACCTACAGCAGATACCATGATTGGTTGGATCAAGGCTGCTCTTGGTACTGATGAGGTTACAAGAATAGAAGCTGGTATTGATGCTAAGGTGGCTGTGATTAAAACACCTGTAGAAGCAATGGGTACTCCCTGGTCATAATAGAAACTGACCTATAGATATTGAAAAAGAAAATAAATGATGTAGCATACAGCTTTAATTTAATTAATTAAATGCTTAAGAAAGTTTTAGCTGTAGCTGCTGCTTCAGCAATATCACCTGCGTTTGCAGGATTCTACGTCAACGTGGAAAATAACGGATCTTATACAGGTGAGGACTACAATGGTTCTGGTACTGATTTGCATCTAGGTTACGAAGGTAGCAATGGCTCTGCTTCGTACTATGTTCAAGGTGGTGCGTTATTATCTAACCCAGATGGTGCAGAATCAGAAACTAATTTTTCTGGTAAAGTTGGTGGTTCTATCTCAGCAGCAGAAAAGATTGACGTTTATGGTGAGTTCTCTGTAGTCACAAATGATGTTAATTCTTACGGAACAAAGCTTGGTTTGAAGTACAAGTTCTAAGGATGTAACTTAATATGAATAGAGGTGTGCTTACACACACCGTAGTTATGACTATCATGTATATAACTGCAAATGCACCTCTTCTCATGTTGAATAAAATCTCTTCTATCTTGTCCATCGTATCCTTTGTGATCAGTATTTCAACTTTAGGTGGAGCGTATGCTGGATATCGTTACATAACCAGCCCACAGTTTGAAAAGATGATGATGGA